CGGCGAAGCTCGAATAGCTGCTTGGTGCCGGCAATCTTCTCGGCGCTGATCTCGCGGGCAATGGCGTATTCCTGCTGGGCGAGCGATAGGGCCTGCTGGGCGGCCTGCACTTCACCTTGATTACCTTTCGCCTGTGCCTGGGACAACTGCGCTTGAGCAGCGATGACACCACGACGGGCGGCAAGCTCCGTCAGCTTGGATTCAAGCTCTAGGGCCTTGACCTGCGCGGCATTCTCAGCAGCCAATGCCCGAGCTTTCAGCTCAAAGCTCCGGCGTTCGAGCTCGTCGCGCTTGAGCTGGAACTCTTCCGCGATGGCCGCCCGGGTGCGGTCATTGGTGACGCCCTGTAGGGCCCGCTTCTCCTGGGCGTTGAGCAGCGCCTCTTCGGTGCGGAGCTTGGCATTGGCTAGGTCGGTTTCGGCCTGTGCGATCTGACCGGTCAGGTCGAGGCGTGCTTGGTTGAGCTTGAGGGCAGCGGACTGGGTGTCGACGTTGAAGGTATCGGGCCGGATTTCGGCAACGGCGGCAGAGGTGCCCTTTGCGGCATCGGTGGCAGCCTGCAGGGCCTCTTCGGTGGTGCGGATCTGACCCGTCAGCTCCTGGAATCGCACGGAGCCAATTTCAACGGCATTCAGCTCGGCCCGTTGGCCTTTGAGCTTGGCCGCCAGATTGTCAACACTGTTCAGGCTGGCCTTAGCTGCAGCAGCCGATGCCGCGAATGCTGCTGCGGCAGCGTTGGCCCGGCCCTTGCTGTCATCCAGCGCCTGCCCGGTATTCTCAACGGCCTTGGACTGGCCGAGTGAATCCAGGAGGGGGCGTAGCGACTTGCTGGCGGCTCCGAGTCCGTCGGTCGCAAGCTTGGCCACTCCGAGCCGCTGAATCAAGGCATCAAACCCCTTGATGGCACCCGGTCCAAGCGGTGTCAGGGGAATAGCGGCGGCACCTAGGGACTGCTGATCCAGCCGCAGTTCACGGTATGCCCGCAGCAGTGTGATCAGCCCTTTGAGGCCATCGATAGCAGGTTTGATCGCTGGGACCAACCCTTGCCCTAGTTCGGTCTTCAGTTCATCGATGGCATTCGTCAGCTTGCCAAGCTCTTGCGCCGTCGTGGGAGCGCCATTGGGGCCGGAGCTGATTTCGTTAAGACCCTTGGTCAGTGCCGGGAAGAACTGAGCGGCGGTGAGCTTGCCGGATTCAACCAGCTTGATCAGTTCTTGCTGAGTCAACCCGAGGCCCTTGGCAGTTGCCGCGAATGCCACCGGCAACCGCTCCCCGAGCTGCCCGCGCAACTCCTCCATCTGGACGGTGCCCTTCGATGCGACCTGCTGCAGGGCCAGCAGCGACCCAGACAGCTCGTCATTGCTGAGGCCCAGCTGCTGGGCGGATCGCGCGACCGCCGCGAATAGCTCCTGCTGCTGAGCCAGCGGGACATTAGCTTGAGTAGCGGCAGCCGTGAAGCTTGAGAAGGTACTGGCCAGGGTCTTGAAGGATAGACCCAGCTCATCGGCGAGGCCACGGGCAAAGCTCAACGCACCAGCCGCGCCCTGTTCACCGAGGCTGTTGCTGAGCTTGCGGGTAATGCTCTCTAGATCAATCGCGGCCTGTACTGACTGCCGCAGAAACTCACCGACGGCGAGCGTGCCGAATACCCCGGCAAGACTGCTGACTAGCGTCGTGGTGAGCCCTAGCCGTTGGTCGAGGCCCTCTAATGCATTGCCGGCCGTATTGGCCGCAGTCTTGGCCTGATTGCTGAACTGCTGCAGGGCCTGCTGAGCACCGGCCTGGTCGACCTTGATGCCTAGTACGACCTCGCCGAGGGAGTCTGCCATGGCCTAGCTTGCCGGCAACCTATGGCATGACCTCAGCTCTTGCCGCCGTCGCGAATGCTTCCGTCACCTTTGACGTAGCAACGACCGGCACCGTTGTCGATCCCTTCACCGGCAACGTCCTGCCTCGCACCGAGACCGTTACGGTGACGTGTTACCTGCGGCAAGGTTCACCGGCGATCACTGACCTCGCTGGTGTCAACGTGGCCGGTGATACGTTCTCAGGCTATGCCGTGGCGCCGCAGGCACTCGATGCCAGGGTGGTGCCGGGCACGCTTGGGATGCTGACGTTTGCTGGGCAGACCCCGGCCCGTTGCGTGGTGCAGGAAGCCCGCGGGCCGTATGGCACCACCGGACTGATCGGCTCGACGCTGCAGCAGGTGTTGGGCGACAAGCTGCAGATTGTCCGCTACCGGCAGCAGGCATGAACCTGACGGTCACCACGACATTCAACCCGGGCAACCTGGACCCGTCGCGGTTCATTGCCCGTAGTGCCGAGATCCTGCGGGCCTATGACTCGGTGATCTTCCCAGCGTTTAAGGAGGAGATCAAGGCAACGCAGTTCAGCTGGCCGAGGCCAACCAAACGCCGCAACGGCGACACGGTGACCAGCCCGCGGGACATCGTCGATACTGGGGCGTTCATCCGGTCCCAGATCCGCAAGGCCAACGATCCGATGGGGCTGACGTTGACCTACAGTTGGGGTGGTGGCCGCTATGGCGTCAACTACGCCGGCTACATCCTGACCGGGATCCCAGCGAAGAACTACCCGGGCCGTGACTGGCTGCGGCCGGCACTGCAGAAAAACCCTCTCGATCGGTTCTTCGCTGCAACTTGGCAACGGCTGGCGGGGACCTCCAGGCGATCCCCGCGGGCCTAAGGTCAGGCGATCGTAGCGACCGTCAGGACCGGCGCCGTATCGCCCGAGCTGAACACCGACGCATCGTCGATCGTCACCGTGTCGCCCAGCACGTAGTTTGTGCCACCGGCGACGATCGTGACGGTTTGGATCACACCCGACCCATTGACGGTCGTGGTCGCTGTTGCCCCGCGGCCCGACGCTTGGCCGGCCTTCGGTGTCAGGCACACCAGCGGCACCGCCGAAGCCGCAGCCGCCAGGCCGAGGCCGCCATTGGTAACGGTCAGCGTCGCAATCGAGTCGCCCTGCTGGTACTTGTAGTAGACGCCATAGCCGTTGAGGGTGCCCGACACCTTGGCCACGTTGCCGGCCTGAATGTCTTCCGACAGGCCCGACACCTGCACGACCGCCGCGAGAATCTCCGGATCGTCGTCGCTGCCATCGGTGACCGGCGATTCACGCCAGATCTGCAGGCACGCACCGTTGGCCGACTCCAGGAATGCCCGCTCCATCAGCTTGTATCCGGGCGAGGTGATGTCCATGTTCATGCCAAACGGCATCGACCACGAGTTGCCCGACACCAGCTGCTTGGCAAACCCAGCCTCACTGGCATAGTCAATCGCGTTGACGGTGTCAGAGTTGGAGGTGACGCCAACATTGTCGATGTTGATGATTTCGGTCATCGTGGACCGGCTGGTCGGGATGGCGCTGGCCGTAGTGCCCAGTTTCACCCAGAGCCGGTAGTCATAGGCGACGAAGAAGCCCACGGCAAAGGATCCAGAACTGACCTAGCTTGCCCTCAATCGGTCAGCACCTCCCATGGGGTCGGCCGTGAATCGGCATGGAGATCAAAGCCGAGCACATCATGGGCAAGGCCCTCAGTGGCCCGTAGCGCTTCCCTGAGCACCGCCGCGACCAGTTGATCCTCGACCTCATCGATCGCCGCCTCAACCGCTGGCCGTTCACCCCATACCGGCAAGCTGGCCTTAAGGCGGTCCCGTGCAGCGATGACGGTACGGGCGAGGATGCCCACCTCTGAGTCGCGGCTGCCGCGGGCACTGAGGCCAGCGGCGAGCAGTTCGCCTCTCATCTGGTCTCGGGCTTGCCGTAGCGTCAGCCCTTCACCCATCAACCGCCTGGCGAGGTTGCCGAGGTGCTGACACGCATCGGTCGACCTGATGCCATAGCCGTGGTCCCGTCGCCAGTGGGAGCATTCACCCTCGATCAGGCGGGCGAAGATCGTTGAGAATCGACCCCGGGCTGGATCCCACGCCCGGCAGGCCTTGATGAAGGCAAAGTCAATGCACGAGAACACGTCCTCCGCCCGCATGTGCCGGTAACGGTTGACGTAACGGCGGCCGAAGGCCTTGACCAGGGCGATGTGCTCGACGTACATCTCACCGCAGCGCTTGCGTTCCGCTGGGCTCAGCGGTTCCGCAAGGTGGCCTTGAGTCCTGCGGCGCCGTTGCGGTGCTGCTGGCTCAGGTTCGAGGAGCTGCAGCTGCAACCGTCACGAGCGCACTGCCCGGATTGTACCGCTGCCCGTTTGTGCTGTGCTTGTCGTGAGGCAGCCGAGGATGCCAACGAGGGACGGTAGGGCAGTGAGGCAGTTGCGAACGATGGGGGCACCACCACCGCGAAACTCAACGCTCAGCACATCAATCGAGGCTGACTTCAGGTCAGCATTGGGGATCCCGGGGATCAGCTCATTGAGGCTGGCATTACCGCCGGTCAGCAGGGTCGGGGTCGTGAGGAGCTCATTGGCAAGGTCGAACGTTGCGGTCTTGACCGGCCCGGGGATCACCAGACTGGTGTAGGACCATTCGCCACATGCGGCATCAGACCGAGGCCAGAGGAGCGCTTGCGTGGTGGTGGCCTTGCTGCCGATGTAGCCGAGCTGGTCCAGGTATGCCGTCGCCTGGATTAATGCCCGGCCCTTGTCGTCAGTCGTGGCCGTGGACCATGCCAACGTTCCGAGGCGGTATTCCGCGATGGCATCAGCATCAGCGACCGCGAGATACGAATTGGCTGCAGCGCCGCCGATCGTGGCATCAACAGTGACCGTCATTTGCGGGACTTACGGGTCTTGGACAGGCCGCGCGACTTCTCCAGCCGCTTCACCTTAGCTTCTGCTGCCTTGACGACCTTATCGGTCTTGCCGGCACGGTACATCTTCAGTTCACGCACCTCACTGCGGGCGGACTTGTAAGCCTGCTTTGCGGCATTGGTCGGAGCCTTGCTCATCTTCGACGGCTTCGACGACTTGGCAGCGCCCTTGCTGCTCAGGTTGGCTGCTGCCTTGCTGACGCCAGAACCGCTGGCCTTGCTGCGCTTGGTGCCGGTGCCGGTGCGTTGGTAGAACTCACGCGCCCGCTGGGCCACCAACTGCGACTTGGCCTCCTTGCGTCCGACGGCACCGGACTTGGTGGCAGCCTTCACGGCCTTGGTAGCCTTGCGCTCATTGGCCAATGCACGACCGCGGGCGCTGGTGGTCTTGGGGGCTGATTTGGCGCCACCTTTGGCCTTGCCGCCACCCGTGGACGAAAACCTGCCGCTGCTGTCGCGCTTGTAGTTCCTGGCCATCGGGCGTAAGTCGTTGCCCTAGCTTGCCCACTCCTTGATGGCCTTGTCGAGGGTCAACTTCCCGTCGATCAGGCGCTGGCCTAGCTTCTGGCCGAAGATGCTGCGGGCGGTCTCGGGATTGTCCTGGATCCAGCTGCTGACCTTGGTGCCAAACCCGATCTGCTCGGTGCCTTGATCACCCGTCGCGAATCGTTCATCAGCAACACCAGCCCTGACGTATGGGATCAGGTAGCAGCGGCAGTTCAGGTGCGGGTCCAATTTGCTGGTGCCATCAAAATACCGGCCCGGTTCGCCCAGCTTGTAGCGGTTGCCGTCAAGGCCGACACAGACCGGGCAGACCCGGGAGTCCAGGGTGGCAGTCCACACGAGGCCCTGCGCATCCAGCCAGACCGGATCAGCCTCAATGGCATAGATCATCTGTTGGGCGAAGCTACCGGAGGCATGGACACCAGACCTGATGGTGGCCTCCACGCTGTTTTCAACGACTCGCACGACGGCCGAGTCGTATTCAGCGAACACCTCACCACCCATCATCGCCAGCCGCTGGACCTTGTCGGCGACGAGTGCCGGCAGGCTGACGGTGAGGTTTTCGGCTAGCGGCTTGCCGTTGACAATCGCGGTATTGATGATCTGCGCCGGTGGTCGTGCTGCAGCAGCGGCGCCAGGTGCGGTGAGGGTGCCGCCTGCGGTCTCGACCATGCGACGGGCGAAGGCCTGCTGCTGCTCGATCCATGGCGCCAGCGATTCCTGCAGATCGGCCAGCAGTGGAGCTCCCCAGTTGAGCTGCACCTGCCGGGCAATGGCTGCGGTAAGGGTCGTGAGCAGCTGCTGACGGCCCACGGTGGTCTCCAGGAGGCCTGAGTCTTCCACCTGCCGCCTGATGCGCGTTAGGACCGGCGCGAGGGACTGCAGGGCCTGCCTAATGGCCCGATCTTCGGTCTTGCGTTGCCGGGTTGCATTACGCAGGAATGCTTCGACCTGCGCGTCAAGATCCGCCGCCATCGGTCACCTCCGGCGGCCATGCGTCGGCGTCGGGTTCGGTGCCAGCGAAGACTCGACCACCGCTGCCGTAGGGCACTGAGAAGAACCGCAGGGACCGCGGCAGGACCGGCAAGGCGCAGTTGACGTAGAACCCAGGGAGGGGCGTAGGAGGGGTCAGCTCGTTGCCTTGCTCGTCGTAGGTGCCGGGGATTGTGACTTCGCCGATGATGTCGAGCGCCCCTTTGTGGCCGAGGGACACCAGCTCGCCGTCGTCGTCGAGGTAGCCGGCACCACCGGCGGCATCATGGGCGGCCTGGTGATCGGGGAAGCGGAGGGTGTAGTGGCGCATCATTGAGTCATGGATTGGAGGTTGGCGTTGGGGCGGCGAGACTTGAGGATTGCCATGTCGCGGATGTAGCCGTTGATGAAGTTGTTATTGCCACTCAAGGAACCAATGAACAGCCGCGATGGAGAAGCGGGGAGCGATCCAGCAGTCGAG